CGAGCGATGCAACCAGGTCGTCAATCGCAAAGCGCCCCTCACTCATCGCCTTCACGATATCCACGCCGGCACGCTTCCCGAAGATCTCGTACACCTGCGCCACATTCGCCACCGACTCGCCATTCTCCCGAAACGATTCCTGGAGATCACGGAGCACCTTCGGCGCATCCTGGCCCTTTTTGAGCATGTCGCCCAGGCCTCCCTTCAGCCCGGCCAACACCGCCTCAACATTGACGCCCTCCTTCTCCCACTTCGCCAGCATTGCCGTGGCCTCGTTGATCGTGAAGCCGAAGTTGCGCAGCGGCGCGCCGAACTGTACTATGAGCTGCATCAGCCGGTCGGCGCCGATGCCTGATTTCTGAGTCGCCACAAAGATCGCATCGAGCTTCGCGCTTGCATCCTCCAGCGGCAATCCCCAATCGCCGATCACACGCGCAAATAGCGCAGCATTCGTCGTCGCATCTTCGCCCAGTAGCCGGCTCATCTCGAGCACGTTTCGGCTGATGTCCTGCAGCCACGGCCCGGTCAGGCCCAGCTTACTATTCAGCTCGCCGATCACGTCGCCCGCCGCCTGCGCATCCACCGGGATGCTCTTGAACACTGCGCCGAAGTCGGCCTTCAGCGTTTCCAGCGTGGCCCCCGTCGCGCCCGTCTTCGTGATGATCGAATCGTACGCCGCGTCGATCTTCTGCCCCGACGCCAGCGCCGCCGCGCCGATGCCGATAAAAGCAGCGCCGGCCGTCGCTGCCAGCCCCGCCGCCGCCGAGCCGATATTGCCCAGCACGCCGCGCGTCTTCTTCTCGGCCTTCTCGATCTCCGCCGAGTAGTTTCCAATATCGCCCGTCAGCTTCCCCACCAGCGTCGCCAGCGTCGTCATCTTTCATCCTTGTGCGAGGCATCTCCAGATGCCGAATCCGCTATCCGCCATCTGCCATCCGCCATCTGCCATCCGCCATCCGCCATCCGCCATCTGCCATCCGCCATCCGCCATCTGCCATCTGCCATCTGCTATCCGCCATTTGCTATCCGCGAATCCGTCGTTCCTGCGCCGCTCCGATCATCTTCAAGATTGCGATTTGCTCATCCGGCGTCTGCGCTGGGCGCGGCGCAGCGTCGAACTTCGGCATGAAGTCCTCTACCGTGAACGCCTGCGGATGACCACGTGGATCCCGGTTCGCATTCGCGATCACCGAGGCCACGATCGCCGCGCGCAGGTCCGCCCGCTCTTCGCCGAACGGCTCGAGCTGGTAGAGGGCCATCCATTCGGCGAATGCGTGCGACGAAAGCTCGTGCTGCAACTGCGCCACGTCTGCGCGGCCCAGAGCCAGGGCTAATCGGAACCAGAATCGTCGCTCGGGCCGCTCTCGGAGTTTTTTACCAGCTCGTCCACGTCCTGCGCCGAGAGACCGCTCAGCCGCTGCGCCGCCTCGAACACCCGCTCCAGCGCCGCCGCGCTCTTGCGCCCCAGCAGCTCGACATCCGAGTCGCTGAACAGCCGAGTCCCGGCCTCGTCGATGACGCTCAGCGAGACCAGCCGCGCCCGCATATTCGTGAGCGTGTACTTCATCGCCCGGCCGTTAGGGTGCACGATGCTCGATTCGTAGGCGTCGCGCTCGCGCCCGGTCAGCGCCCGCACCAGCACCGCGCCGCCCCACTCCGGCACCTCGACCCGCTCGCGCGCCAGGTCCTGGGCGTTCAGGATTGCATCTCGTGTCAGCAGGTCCATCTCACTCCGTCCAGGTGATCGGGCCGGAAATCTTCAGCGTGATGTCCGCAGAAATCACGCCTGCCACCGGCCCCTTCACGTCGAATTTCGTGATCATCGCCGCGAATGCGGCCTCCGAGAGCGCGGCGTTCGGGAAAATCATCTTCCAGTTCCGGATCGCCCGTGCATTCATCACGCTGAGCAACCCGGTCGTCGCGTCGTGCGTGGCCGCGTCCGGCTGAAACCAGATCGGGAACGACGTCTCGCCCGGGTCGATCAGACCCGGCTTAAACTCGCGCATCGCGCCGGTCGAGTCGTGGCTCGTCACGTCGTTCGTGTCCACCGAAAAGCCCGGCCCCGCGATGTCGCCCACCTCGGCGATCGTCGTGAACGCTTCGGCCGTTCCTGCGCCGTCGCCCATCTTGAGCAAAGTCCCATATCCCGGAATAGCGCTTGATGCCATTTACTCATCTCCTTTCACATCGTAGCTAAGGCCGGTCTCCGACCGTGCCTTTTGATCCGTCCATTCTCATGATCCGCTGTTCCTGCTCTGCCCCCGCCTCCGGCCGTGCCTCACTCGTCACCTGTCTTCCACGCCTGTCTGCCACCAGCACGACGCCGCCGCTCGCCACCGCGCCCGGCCGCGCGGCCTATG